ATACATTGTCAAATACATTGTCAAATACATTGTCAAATACATTGTCAAATACATTGTCAAATACATTGTCAAATACATTGTCAAATACATTGTCAAATACACGATCATTGAGTTATGCAATGGCGTCAAAGAGAACACTCCATAATAATATGAAACCAGGTTCTTCTAATAAAAATGACCAGTGCGATTATGGTGGTTTGAATACCACACAAACTACCACACAAACTACCACACAAACTACCACACAAACTAACGTCCAAACTAACGTCCAAACTACTGCACAAACTACTATCGAAACTACCATAGTTTGTTTGACATGTCCAAAGTTGATTGAGGATCATATAAAATTATATATTGATGTTGGTGATATCGTGGATAATTCAGTAGTTGGGCAAGAAAATGTATCCACGGTATCCACGGTACCCACTAATGCAAATAGTTCATCAATTGAAAATATTAGCAATTTAATAAAACATGAAAATATCGGACTAGAATCATCAAATTGTTTTAATTCAATAATATATTGTTATTTTAAATATTTATCCATTGTATCAGAAAAATCTAGTAATAATTATATTAATAAATTCGTTGAATTAATTGTATTGTTATATAAAAAAAAACAGATATATCGAAAGGAGTTAATTAATGGATTTTGTGGTATTTTAAAAAAATATGATGAGAATATAATAGATTGTCCTGAATTATCTTTATACTTTTCTAAATTAATAAATGGCGTTTCATCTGGATTAAATATTACATTTTGCAATAATAAAATGATAATGATAATTGAGTCATTTATAATTAATATTAAGAATAAAGCTAAATTATCAGTTGATATTTTAAATTTATGTGATAGAATAACAGATAGTGCTTTTCAAAAGCTATTAAAATGTGTAAATGATTTCAAGACTACAGTTGATACTACAGATGATACTACAGTTGATACTACAGTTGATACTACAGTTGATACTACAGTTGATACTACAGTTGATACTACAAATGAGACTACAAATGAGACTGTAAATGAAATTATTAATTGATTTTTTTGAATAATGTATTTGAATCATATTTCAATGATACAAGATCGTTTAATATAATATTTAATCTAGGAGAAGATTTTATTATATATTTTAGCTTCTTTAATAAAAATAGTGAGTTTTGTTTTTTAATATCAGAAATTTTAATAAATATGTTGCATATCAGGATAAAAATGCTATATAATGGTACACAATCTAAATAGCATCTCCTCGTAGGCCATACATAATAATTATTATAAGAATAAAACATATCACCTTTATTAAATTCCTTTATTAATCCAAAATCTATAATTTTAATTTCATTATTACGGTTCATCATCAAATTTGTTAATTTAATATCTAAATTAACACATTTAATATTTTTTTCCAAAAATACTTCAATTTTCAATAATTGGTTAATCAAATTTAATACTTTATCACTTAATGTATATCCACGTATCAATGAAATATCTAATTTTTTATAAAGATTCAATATTAAAAATTTATTATTATTTGTAAAAATATTGAATGGTTTGGTCAAGTTTCCATATGCAATTGGATATCCAAATTTTGATATTATATCAAAATGCAGAAGTTTGTTCAAAAAGTGTTTATAAAAGTCATACTCTATTCTATTTGTATTTTTCAATATCTTTATTACATAAGGGTAAAAATTAAATTTGAATATTTTTCCAGATGACCCTTCGCCTATTTGTGATATAATATTATTTTTATTGAAATCAATGTTTGTTGTATTATATTCGATGGAAAGCATCCAGATAATATATAATGATAAAAAAATGATTTAATATTAATTAAAATACCAAATTAATAATATATAAAATGAAACAATATAATAAAATTATACAAGAGTACTCATCACAATACTCATTTAAACTTGATGAGTGGCAGTTAAAAGCTGCTACAAAAATCATAGTAGACCAACAAAATGTTCTGATATGCGCACCAACTGCATCTGGTAAAACAGTCGTAGGCGAAGCAGCCATATTCGATGCAATACAGTTGGGCAAAAAGGTGTTATATACTGCACCCGTTAAGGCAATATCAAATCAACTCTTCAACGAGTTTAAGATAAAATACAAAGACCATACAGTTGGCATTTTAACAGGTGATAATAAATTTAACCCGTCGGCGCAAATTTTGTTGCTTACTACTGAAATTTTAAGGAACCTGTTATATCAGCCTGATAATGAAGATATTAACATTTATGAAGATGTCGCTGGAATTATATTTGACGAGGTTCATTATATAGCAGATGAAGATAGAGGTGGTGTTTGGGAAGAATGTTTTATTCTTCTACCTGACCACATTAAATTAGTCATGTTATCAGCAACCTTGGAGAATCCCTCTGAATTTCAAGAATGGTTGGATACAATTAAAGAAAAAAAAACATTTCTATTTACCCTTGATAAAAGAGTTGTGCCTATTAGACATACTATGTTATTATTCGGTGAATGTAAAAAAAAATGCGATCCAACTTTGAAAAAACTAATGAATAAGTATAACGGATCTTTGCATACAATTTTGGATGAAGATAAAAAATTCAACCAAACAACATTAAAAAATAATATCAAACTTAAAAAAATGTTTAAAAAAATAACAGGGGAACGAAGCTCTAATCGTATCGGAGTAATCAATAAATCAATTGAACTATTACAAAAAAAAGAACTTTTCCCTGCGTTGTATTTTAGTTTTTCAAGAAACCAATGTGATAACTTTGCAAAAAAAGTTAATATTATTTTAAATACAACACTTGAACAAAGTATGGTAGAAAAATTTGTTAATAGTAGACTACGATTATTGGATAATAATTATCTGAACATTGAACAATTTCAACTTTATTACCCTTTGTGGATTAAGGGGATTGCTGTTCACCATTCAGGGCTTTTACCAATATTTAAAGAAATTGTTGAATTATTATGTGGATATAAAGGGGCTGATGGGAAATCACAGTCTCTTATTAAAGCATTATTTGCAACTGAGACTGTTGCAATTGGTATTAATTTACCATTCAAAACAATTCTTATCACCGATCTAATGAAATTTGATAATAGTGGTAGAAGATATCTTAAACCACATGAATATATTCAAATTTGTGGAAGAGGTGGTAGACGAGGGTTTGATGATTATGGATTAATTATTCTATTAGTTAATCTATTTAATATTCCCGAACACCATGATATGAAAAATATAATGCTTGGTCGAAAACAAAAGATTGAATCTAAATTTGATCTTAAATTTCAACTAATATTAAAAATTCTTTGTTCGAAAATATCAAATATTCATCAAATATTATCGAAATCATTATTAAAAAAAGAATTTATTGTATTTATTAAGAATATTAATATTAAATTAAAAGAACTCGATTTCAGTCTTCCTGACAAAAATGGGGATATTTTTAGCGAAATGTTCTATCTTGAAGATGATTTGAATAATTCAAATATCCCATATGGATATAAACATCGACAAATGGTTAATAAAAAAGTTGATAATTTAAAAAAAAAACTATCTCAAACTGAAATTGATTTTTACGAATTAAATAAAGATAAATTTAAAATGAGTTTGAAATTAAATGACGACCTTCAATTTTACAATAATGTAATATCAATCGAATTAAGTAAAGTACTCACATTTTTAAAAGATATGGATTATATTACTTCTGATAAAATCGAGGAGTTAGATTCAAGTAAATTAACAAAAAAAGGTGTTATTTCTAGTTATATAAGTGACTGTAATGAAATATTAATGGCCGAATTATTAATTAATGGATGTTTCGATGAATTTACATCAGAAGACCTTGCAGTTTTGCTAACATTATTTATTGAAAAAAAAAATGATAATATTGTTAGTTCTCATTACACAGAGTTTATTGATATTTTCAATAAAATGGCAATTAACATGGGACGTGAATTATCAAAAAGAAAAATATATTCAAAGTACTGTTGGTCAGTTAATTGTAGTTTATTGGATATTACATATGATTGGGTAAATGGGAAATCATTTAGTGAATTAAAATTTCCATCATTTGAAGGAAATTTTGTCAATGATATGATCAAGGTATCATCTATTAGTCGTATTTTAGCACAAATTGCTTTAATACTTGGTAAAAATCAACTAGCTGTTAATGCTTCGAAAGTTGAATCAATGGTCCTTAAGGGGATTGTATCAGTTGATAGTCTTTATATTCGCTAGTTTTAATAAACAAAATGCCATATAAATAAAATTATAATATTTGTTTTAGTAAATTGTATACTAAAACAAACGGGGGTGAGGATAATGCCATTTAAGTGTTACCTTAAGTGTTATCTTAAGTGTATATGATACTCTTTGTTATTTCAAAATCGTCCCCTGTTGATGGATTCATAACCCCGTCTATTATTTTGAAATTTATTTTGAATTCAATATAATATTCTGGATTTTGTATTTTTGAAAAATGACCATGATGTATATCTGTAAATTCTTGCGAAACAGTCAATTGTTTGAATGCAATATATCCATGTTGTGTTTCTTTATTAAAATCAAACTTAGTCATGTCATGTAATCCTTGCGGAGGAATTAGAGGTAATATAGGTAATATATCAGAATCTTTCATTATTTTTTTCATTGTTTTTTTAAAAATTTTCATTAATTCTACGTGGATTGATGCAATAAAGTTCGCTGATATAAGTGATAATACGTTCATAATTAAACTGTCTGATGGGTTATTGCCCAGTAATTCTGAAGCATAATTTTTCCAATTAGTCTTATTATCAATATATTCTTGTACTGATATATTCTCAAGTATAAATGATGGAAATGCACGCCTCGCCAGATCAAGTTCTATTTGTTTTTCATTTGTTGTTTCATGGTGAAACGTCTTAATGTCTTTGTCTATTCCTTCACGAATCGATTCAATCTCACCAACACTCATGTTTCGGGTCTTTTTTTTTTTTAAACGTTCAATGTGTTGTTTAAACTGTTGTTTTGTATGATCACATTGAATATACCCAATGTGTTTTTCATTAATCACATGTATATATTGACTAGCATTACTAAATAATGTAAGAATGTGTTCAGGGGCGTATATATATTCATGCTCTTTTTTGAAATAGTGTATCTCCTTCAGAACATCGATAAAATCTTCAAACTCCTTTATTAAATTAGGGGATTTTTTAAGAATATATTGGTAATCAATTTGTGTTACATCACTCTTATCAATATACAACAAATAATTATTGTATAATTCCTGTAGTTTATCTGCAACTTGTGATGGTGGTTGTAAAGAAAAAATTTTAATCTTCTCCGCCCATTCATCTAATGTGGTAGTGTTATCTCGGCGCATGTTGTCATCGTTTTCAATGTCATCGTTTTCAATGTCATCGTTAATGTCATCGTTAATGTCATCGTTAATGTCATCGTATTCAATGTCATCAACTGTAATACAATTTGATATATATTGTCCCATGATTAAATAAAGTAATAATACCACATTTGGTTATAGATAATTTACAGTGGCAATTTTATTTATTAATAGGGAGTATGCATGTATTTAAATTATTAATAGGGAGTATGATGTATTTAAATTATTAATAAATAAAATTGCCACTGTAAATTATCTATAACTAAATGTGGTATTATTACTTTATTTAATCATGGGACAATCAATTGGACAATATATATCAAAATGTAGTACCTCACGTGAAAAAAATGTAATTGATAATGTAATTGAGAATGTAAAAAACAAAGTTTTGATAGACGACCCTCTTAAATTAAAAGAAGACAATCTTAAATTAAAAGAAGACAATCTTAAATTACAAAAAGACACTCTTAAATTAAAAGAAGACAATCGTAAATTAAAAGAAGACAATCTTAAATTAACTCAATATACAAAACAACATGACCTATCCAAAACTGAATGGTTTGCTACAATAGCAGCTTCTTCAAATTCAAATACAGCATCAAACTCAACATCAACTACATATGAATGGTCGCATGTATTATACATATTAGTGATATGGACACAATATTGTAATTTTATATTTTTTTGCAATAATAAAAAGGTTAAAAAAAAAAATCTTGGAAAAAAACAATGTAAAAATGGATCTATTGCAACCGAGTTTATTCGCATAAAACTTAAACAGTATTCTTTTACATCAGAATATACAATTTGGATTAAAGAACATAATATTACAAGTCTACAAATAATGATTAGTATATTGAAAACAAATGCAACTCCCTGTCGTTTCCCTGTTAAAAGAGGATCTGGTTCGAACACATCCAGGCCAAAATACCTCAAAATATCAATAAATAAAATTAATATACGTATGCCTGATAAAGTTATTAATGCCATTAGTAAGTTTTTAAAAACTCAACATATTGATAATTGTGATAATTGTGATAATTGTGATAATTTGAATCAAATTATCGCTCTCATTTATAGTATGACGCCTATGGGGAAACGTGATAAAGATCTGGATGATGAAAAACAAAAATATGAAATACTAAAGGAAAAAGAACGAATATATTATGAAAAACTCAGTTTAAGAGCATATGAAAATGTATTACGAAAAGAAAAACAGTTAGTCGCTAAAAATGCAATTAAAGATAAACAAAAAGAAGATCATTATGATTCATGTAATTCATGTGATTCATGTGATTCACGTGATTCATGTGATTCACGTGACAATTATTATAGCGACAATAACGACGACAATAACAACGACAATAACGACGACACCTACAATGATTATTACTAAATCAATGTATTTTGTAAATGTATTTTGTAAATGTATTTTGTAAATGTATTTTGTAAATGTATTTTGTAA